AATCCATCGTCCTATCTTTGGTGCCAAGAAGTATGAACCCTTCGTTGGATAAAAACAGGATGATAAAAATTCAGCCTTAGCTATGGAAAATTTGCAACTAAGTTTGGGGACCATGCCTAGCTCTGAGAAGAACTTGTTACTTAACTTAACAAGTTCGTCGTGTGATATTTTCAACGCACTATTCTTAAGAATAATGAAGTTGTCATCACCGAGCGCTGCCATAGCATAGTCCCTTCCTGGCATTAGATCTTGCATGGCCAGGAAGTACATGTGTGTGAGCACATTGATAATGGAGTTTCCCAAACTTGTGTTAGGATCACCAGATTTGCGTTTAGCGTTGAATCTATAATGATCGCCAAATCTGGTATAACACTTAGCAGTTCGTTGAGCTCTAAGAATCTTTAAGACAGCGGCCTTGTACTTCTCATCACTTGTAACAAAGTGTGATAAGACCAGAATCTCAAGTTCGATAGCGTAAGAACTGTAGTGTTTATCCCAACGGGAAAAGTCCATTTCCAAGAAAGAACAGTCACCGAGATCGTTCACCCAGTGATAAGCCCACTCCCCAATCTTGTCACCAGTGTAACCAGAGGCATATAAAATTGGGTTGCTTATGTTCCATACTTTCATGGATAACATTTTAGAAATAGGGACTGTTTGTCGTCCTAATATAACCTTGGACTGCTCAGTAGTGCCGTAAATAACTCGTGGATCCTTTGGTGCCGAAACTTCAGACGAAATTTGGTTTAGGATTTCACATTTGTTAAATACATCGTACTGGGCTAGTCTCTGTTCTATCAGTCCATGTTTCTCGAATGTTTCATGTGCCCTCAAAAGTTTATTTCTCGAACCAGTTGGGTACCGTAACAGGTACTTATCAATTGGCATGAGATTTGATTTGGTCATTCTAAATTCGGTCGTATGATGAGTAAATAGTTTATGGAAATGCTGTTTTACAAACATTGTGATTAATCGCCAATGTGGGATAACAGGAGAGCCAGTTTTAACTAAGTCATCATTAATAGGTGGAGTTTCTCCAAAAGTCCTCGACAAAACGGCTTGTCTTACATTTGGAATGTTAGACGTGTCAGCACTTGGTGGGAATTGGGAAACACCAATTCCCATCAACTTGATAACAGCTTGTTTGGGCGAGTCAACTCTATTATGATCGATTTTAGGAACCGAATCACTAAACTTTATTAGTGAAGGTTGAGCGATTTTTGATCCGTCGGAGGCGACTTTGGGGTCGTGATCCTCTTTGGATGTTCTTCCTCTGAGTGTGACGCTCTTTGCAC